GAACCCGCGACAAAGGCAGTCGCGCTAACCAATTAAAATAAAAAGAAATTTCTTGGAGGTGCTACTCGGAATCGAACCGGGGTACACGGATTTGCAGTCTTACTTTCCATCATACAATAGAACAGCTAATTATTTATTATCAATAACTTGCAGCGTCAGCCAAGATTTTTCGCAAGTGGATTATGTCCGGTTTGACCCCTGTTCTTCCGGTTTTTGGACACGTTTTGGACACACGGTGAGCATGCCGTTTCACCGGCACAGCGCGGCTACGGTTTCGTTGTGTTCGACGATTTGCCGCACGATGGGCGTTGGCGTGGCGTCCAGTTGGTCTGCGCTGTCCCACCATATCGGCTTGGCGATGGTGCAGTAATTACCGGTCGGAAGCGGAGCCGCGCACCCAGCGAGCAGCACGCTCGCGCACCCCATCATCGTCCAGCGCGTCAATCGTTTGTTCAATTTCACGTGCTCTCTCCATTGATGCCATGCGCTGGCGTTGTTGCGCAAGTTCTGCCGCTCGGCGGGCGGCGCGGGAGCCAGAGGCATAAGCGCCTGCCAGCACCAGCAGCACCGCGCCAGCGGTAAGCAGGCCGCTTTGCAGGCGGGGTATCAGGGCGGTCAGCATGGCTACAGCGTCCCGTTCTGGTAGCGCTTGACTTGTGACCATGCGATGAAGACGGCCACGCCAATGAGCGCTACGCCTATGCCCAGCCGCAGTCCGCTGCCGCTGTTCAAATGTTCGCCCGCCTGTGCAAGGGTGTCCGCTGGCACGCTGGTGAGTACGTCCGCGATTTGCGCCACGCCCGCGCCGCCGGTGGCCGTGGCACCTATGGTTTCCTTTGTCACGGGGATGTTCGCTGCGGTGGCGGTGTCCGGGACGACGCCTGCCAGCGCCAGCCCTTTGTTGAGGGTCGCCTCGTCGTACCAGGTGTTGGGGGTTGCCAGCGGGCCGCGTCCGTTCTCAACCCGGATGATGGCCTGCACCATTGTGAGCATGTCCTCATAATGGTGCAGGTTCAGTTCAGCATCCGGCTCAAAGCCGGTTTGCCGCGCCACGGACGCAATGTACGCGGCGGTGTCGTTTTCCACGGACGGGGCCCAGCGGCTGATGATTTGCCGGATGGTGCGCACGCCGTGTTTGTCCTGATACGTTATCAGCGTTCGCGCCAGTGCGCGGATGCCAAAGGCGGCGTTCGTGAATTGGCAAAAGGCTTTGTCGGTACGCTGGTCTTTGGCAATCAGCCCTTGCCACGGGTCGCCCCAGCGGATGTTGCCGGGGTTGTGGTTGCGGATGCCGCGGGGTTGTTTGGTTGTGTTCATTTGAACCATCCTTTGATGACAGTGATTGCGCTGGCAAGGGCGGTGATGATGACGGCCAGTCCGCCCAGCCAGCGCAACACCTTGAGGCCACCCGAGAGCGCACGGAAGGTTTCGACGACTTCGCGGGTATCGCACCGTATCTGTTTGATGTCGCGGCGGATGTCGGCAATCTGATCATCGGTCTGCGCTTGCCGCGCGGCCAATGCGTTGAGTTCTTCTCGAAGGGTGGTGCTGTGCATCATCGGTCGTCCTGCACAGTCAGCATGGGCATGAAGGCCAGGATCGTCACGGGCAGCGGCTGTTCGTTCACGTACCAGATTCGTGCGTCATGCCCGTAATCGCCGCGCCACGGCACCAGACGCTGGCCGGTAAAGAGTTTGGGCGCGGTGCCCATCGGTTCGCCTGCACGGCGAAAGTTCAGGGTTTCCAGTTTGTCCCTGTCTGGCCCCATGCCGCCGCCCAGCGTGCGGTGTAGCTGTACTTTGATGTTGGACAGGCGTTTGATTTTGCCAAGCGCGGTGCCGTTGTGGCTGCCTGCATCAATGCCCATTGTGGCCACCGCGCACGGGGCAGGCAGGCCAACATGGATGACGCTGGCAGGCCAGTTCAGGGTGATGCTGCCTGCCTGCACGGTTTGCGGCGGGTGTACCGCGCCGTCTGCCAGAAGGTCCACGCTTTGCCCTTCCAGATGGTTCAGGCCGGAAAGATGAGTGACCGGCGGGCCATCGTAGGTCAGGCCGCTGTCCACATAGAAGCTCTGCGCCTGCGCCTGGTTGTCCGCCAGCGGGCGGCGCAGGATTTCCACGCTGCGCACCCATGCCCCGTCAATCTGGCGACGCACGATCATCCACAGGTCGCTGCTGGCTCCATCGGGCGCAGCCAGGGTAGCCACGCATTGCACCTGTCCATTGATGAGGCGGTGCAGGTGCCAGGCGTATACGTCTGATACGCCAGGGTCTTGATGCAGGGTGCAGGCGGCAAGCACGCCATCCGCCCGCGCCATCCACAAGATGTTGTCCGGCTCGGTTTGCCAGGCCATGCTCACTGCGCCACTGGTCAGGATGTCTTCGGATAGTCGTGTTAAATCGTGCGAGGCGTAGTTGTCCGAATCAAAGCTGTACTCAAAATCGCGCAGCACGCGGCCAGAACGGCTGACGAACAGCAGTTTGCCGCCGGTTTGCACCGGGGCGATTGCTCTTGAGCCGTAAGCGGTCACGCGCTCGGCGCGGATGTTTTCCGGGCCCAGCGGCTGGGTGGGCTGGATCGGGCCGATAACCCATTCGTCCCCAACACTGCCCAACAGCAGTTCATCGCTGTCCACCATCCAGGCCATGCGGTTTACGCGCCGCTGTGCCAGGTGCTGGACAATGGCTGAATCGGCGCGGATTTCGCCGTCGATTTTTTCAGAGAAGTTTTCAAAGTCACCGGCCACCGACAAGGCTACGATGCCCTCTCGCAGCAATACCAGCCGGTTGCGCCAGAACGCCCCCAGTTCCGGCCAGCCTGCCGCGTTCGAGAACAGGCTGTGCGCCCAGCGGGCGGTGGGCGTGGTGATGACGTCATCGGGCAGGCGCGAGATGACCGTACCCGTGGCTTGCGTGGCGTTGAGCACCGAATTGATTTTCACGATGCCGTAACCGGCATGCAAAAATTCCCATTCGGCTCCGATGGGGCCGCGCGAATCGTTGGCAATGCCCTGTCCGTCACCGTCCCAGGCACGGCCCTCAAGATGGACCGGTGTCTGGTTGCCGGTCACGGGACCGCCTTCGCCGTCGGTTCCGCCGTTGGCCGTGCAGACGTACACGCGGCTACCCACGCGGCGCAGGTTGCCCGTGGCTATCGGCTGGTACACCGCCCACGGGCGCACGTGCGCAAGGTTGGCCGATTGCAGATGAAACAGGCTGCCCGCGTGTCCCGTGACAAATATGCCGCTGCTTGCGGCAAGTGTGACCGCGCCCGTGGCCGCACTGGCCGATACCGTTACAAGGTCGTCCGTGTTGATGTCGGCAAAGGGGCCATTGGCAAACGTTACCGTTTCCAGCACAAAGTGATTGGCACCAGTACGCTTCAATTTGCGCGGCGCGTGGTTGCGGCAAAAAAGGTACATCACGTCCGCGCTTTGGGTGGCGCTGATGGCAAAGGTGCCTTCTGCTGTGGTGAGGTCTGCGGCAGAAAACGGGGTACTGATTACGACGGGGTTGCCGTCGTCCCCCAGCAGCACGCCGCGTTGGGCGTATAGGCGGATGATGTGCGGGGCAAATTCCAGCATGTAGCCGGTCTGCGCCGAGACGGCAAAGGGCAGCAGCCAGTGCGGGCTGTCGTTGCCGGATGCGCGGGTGACAAATTCGGTTCCCGCGCGGCGCACCAGCGGCCCTTGCACGGTGGGCAAAAAGTTCTCCAGCACGCTGCATCCGCTGTGATACTTGGCAAGGTCGCTGCGGGCGGCCAGTCGGGGGGACAACAAACCCGCGTCAAAGCTTTGCTGGATGTGGGCAACCTTGCTCATAGCCTTGCTGCCAGCCAGGTATCATCAAAGGGGCGCACGGCAGGCCGCTCTATGGCATTGGTGCGCCGCGCGGTGATGATGATCCGTTCAAGCTCGCGGGCGAGCGCCTCTTTTTTGGTGTTCGATTGCGTGAGCCGCTCGCAGGCGTCCAGCGCCAGTTGGCAGGCCAGCGCCTGTTTGAAGAGCGCATCAAAGAGATTCGGGTCTTCTACCCTGCGCACGTACAAAAGGGGCAGCGGCCCGCTATGGTTGATGAGGATGCGCCGCCCTTCGATGACCCAGGGCGGATGCTGCGGTGCAGGCCCATTGCCTGGCGCGTTCCCTGCGGCCAGCACCCGCAGGCAATCGGTGGGCAACGGGTATTGCGCGGCATAGTCAAAGGGCGGCGTTTCTGTCATTTGCGCCAGTTGCACACGGTGCCGCGAAAACGCCCAAAGATGCGCCCTTAAAAGCGCGTCCACGCAATGCGGGTACAGGCCGCGCAGCACGTCGGCGGCGTGCGTACCGTCGGTAATCTCGGTAATGCTGGCTGCGCCAAGCTTGGTCAGCGCAAGGTTTGCTATGTCGGTCTGGCTGGTCATGGGGGGCTCCGGCGGCTGGCATCCTGCAATCGCCCTGCCAGCATGCCAGCCCCAAACCGTACAGTTGTGCGTTTTTTGGGTGCGGTGCTACACTGCCTGCCTTCCTGTTGCAACAGGTATATCGACATGCAAACTAGGCGTATTACCCTATCGATGCGAGGCATGGCTGGAAATGTGCCGGTCAGCCCCAAGAGCGTGCGCCTGGGCGATTTGCGCCAGTTTGCAAAAGACACAATGGAATTTGTTGCTGGCAGCGCACGCGATGTAGATACACGCAGCTTGCATGTATCCATCAAGCATGGTTCGCTTGCTTTTGAAACGCAGCCCCTGCCAATTCACCTGGGTGTGTTTGCCGATATTGAATCGTTGAGCAGCCAGCAGGAAATAGGCGCTATCGACACCAAACGCCGTACTGTACTGATGCGCTGGCAAACGCGGGCACACAGAGAACAGGATATTTCCTACCTTATCGAAGCAACCGGATTCGATAAGCATGTCAACATCAACAAAAACACGGATTTTTATGTTGAGGAATCCAATCACTGGGTCAGGGTAGAGCGTTACATAAACGGAGAAATTGAAAACATGGGGGGCGCTGGCAGTCCCAATGCACACATCAGGCTGCCCGACGGCAATACCTTGACCGTGGCCGCTGACCGCGATTTGCTGAGAAACGATGAGGTCAACCGGCTGTATAAAAATGCGCTGCTGCGTATTACTGCAAAATATAATGTCCATACAAAAAAAATCCGCGACGCAGTTTTGCTGGGGTTTGTAGAACAATCCACACAGCCAGACGAGGCAGCCATTGCAGGCATGCTCGAAACAGGCGCACGCGCCTGGCAAGATGTCAAGAGCGCCAGCAAATGGGTGGCTGCGTTGCGGGGTAGCGACGGTGAATAGTGCGTTGCTCGATACCAGCTTTCTGATCAGTCTGTCAGACCCACACCGACAGTTCCATGCCGTCGCCATGCAATATTTCAGGACTTGCGTGGCGCAGTCGGTTCCTTTGTTTCTTTCCTCTATTGTCGTATCCGAATTTCAGGTCAGACAAGACTATAAAACCTTGCCCTTGCGCAATATGATTGTGTTGCCATTCAATATTGACCATGCAGAGTATTGCGGGAAGTTGCTGGCCGACAGAATGCTCAACGTGACCGATGACCGCGTAAAAGCCAAAGACGATTACAAATTGATTGCGCAATGCGAGATGGAAGGCATCAGTCATATTCTGACTGAAGACAGCAAAATGCTGATCAATGGCAGGCAGCAAACAGTAGCGGTGCAAGCAGTTTTGCTTAAAAACGGGTTTGATCCCTCGTGGTTCAACAGCGGCCAGTATTCGCTGCCAGTCTGACCCGCAGGCGTTCAATCTGCATGCCGCAGCAAAAAACGCACAACTGTACGGTTTGGAAGGGGCATGCTGGCGGACATGAGCATCCGCATTCCCTTACCCACGCCCACTGCGCGAGACCGGCAAAGCGCCCGCGTGCCGCTTGGCCTGCCTGCGGCGCGTGCCCCCGCCGCATCGGTGGCCGATCCGCGCGCGGGCGCATTGGGCGGGCTGGCAAATACGCTTGGCGGCGTGGCGGACAGGTTGCACGGCCAGCAAGTGGCACTGGAAAAAGAGCAATCCATCGCGCGGATTTCCAAAAAGGTATCGGACGCCAGTTTGCACTTGACCCAAACCGGCCTGCAAATGCAGGAGCAGGCCGAGCCCGGAGCGCCAGGGCATACGCCGATGCTGCTCAAGACGGTCGATGAGTATTGGCAAAAAATCATTTCGGATGCCCCAAAATCGGATCGCGCGGCCCTGACCGAGGCGTACACCGGCCAGCGCACGCGGCTTGGCAATGCGGCGCTGGCCTTTGAGGCGGCCAAAAGCCGCGAACACCTGATTGCGCAATACCAGGAAGGGGCGCAGGCGGACGCGGCCACCCTTGCCCTTGCGCCGTCTGATTATTCTGAAACCCGCTTGCGGCGCATGGCGGCGCTGGACGTATCCAGCCTGCCAGCCGACATCAAGGCAGACCTCAAAAGCAAAACCGAGGCGGCGCTGGCGATTGCCGCAGGGCAAGCCACAACGAACCATGATCCGCAAGGGGTTTTGAGCGCCATGCAGACCGTGGCAAAAGGCGAATCTGCTCCGCGCGGCTTTGAGTGGATAGACCGGCTGGACGCCACCCGCCGCCTGCAATTGCAGGGACAGGCGCAAGGGGAGGTGGACCGGCGCAACAATCAGGCGCAGATGCTGATCCGCCAGCGCGACGGGGCCGCCGCCGGGGCGCTCAATGCGTATGTGAATCAACTGAAGCTGGGCGTGCAGCCCCGGCCTGAAGACCTCACCCAATGGACGGCTGCGGTTGCGGGCAGCGAACATGAGGCCACCTTCAACCGCCTGCAACAGGGATACCACGACGTGCAGCGGCTGTTGGCCGCGCCGGTAGCGGACAAGCTGGCAGGCTTGCAGGCGATGCAACAGCGGCTGCAATCCGAGGGGGGCAATGCGCAGGATGTGATGCTGGCGCAGTTGGCGCATGACGCGATTGCGGCCAACATCCAGATGCAGACGCAAGACCCGTTGCAATGGGCAGCGCAGTTTGGCGGGATAGACATCGACCCGCTGGACGTGGCGATGCTGGCCGATGATGCAGGCGCGGCGCAATTTGCCGCCATTCTGAACCGGCGTGAGCACACCATCGCAGCGCTGCGCGAACAAAACCCGCAAGCGCCCATTGCCACCGCCCTGCTGCAACCACAGGAAGCGCAACAACTGGTGCAGGCGTTCGAGGCGGGCAACGCCAGCGAGACCGGGCAATTTCTGGCCGCGCTGGTGCAGGCAACGGGGGTGAACAACCCTGCGCGGCTGGATGCCCTCTTTGCGCAATTGGAGGCCAGCGGCGCGGGGGACGCCGCCGAGATGGTACGCATTGCCGACCTTGCCGCGCAGCAGGCGCGAATCACGCTGGCCAGCAACACCTTTACGTTCGACGTGACCCAGACGAACACGCAGGCTGCTGCCGCCGTGCTGCACGGGCGCGACATCCTGCGCGGTAACGGAAAAAGCGGCAAAAAAGACGGCATGGCGTACACCTTGCCCAAGGACGCTGACCTGATGACGGCGATTCAAGAACAAGTGGGCGCGGCCTATGGCAGCCCGATTGCCGGGGATTCGGGCTATCTGGCGCTGGGCAGCGATGCGCAGATCATCAAATACTGGTACGTGGGGCAAGCGGCGCGGCAAGGCAAGCTGATTGGCGGTGGACTGGATACCGGCCTGCTCAAGCAAGCCATCCGCGCCACGGTGGGCGAGGCGGTGGACTTCAACGGGACAAAAGTGCTGGCCCCGCGTGGCATGGACAAGGACACCTTTACGGGCGCGGCCAGCCTGGCAATCGAAGCGGCCTTGCAGGAAGCGGGCTTGTTCAAAGCCGGGCGCGACCCGCACGCCTACGGCCTGGCCGGGCTGGGCGGCGGGCGCTACATGGTCACGCTGGGGGACATGCCGACAGGCGTCGCCATACACATAGACCCCAACGACCCTGACTTGAGCCGCGAGGCGGTGCGCGAGGCGGTGCGCCAGCGCAGGCAGGCCAACCCGCCGCGCAGCATCAAGGGGATGTAATTCAAAAACGCATAACTATACGGTTGTAACGCGGCACACTGACTGCAAACAAGCGAAAGCCCCACTCGCGCTAACGGGTGAGGCTTTCTGGATTCATCCCTTGATTACGCCAAGGAACGAAAAATGCAGCAACCCGATTATACGTCACTGAAAATTGTCATGGAACGGCTGGAAGAATCAAACTGCCTGCGCCGCTTGCTGTGGGCGGTTATCGGTGTCGCTGGACTATTTGGGCCGGGCTATCTGGCGGGCAACCTGCACTGGATACGCTGGTGGTAACGCCATGATGCGCTTTGACCCCGACCGCCAGCGGGCCATGCAGGCCGCCTCCTTGACGCGCGAGCAGGTGCTGGCAGACGATCCGGCGGGTTTTTTTGATGGTGCGTTGACCGCGCCGTTCAAAGGCGCAGCGGCAGGCGCGGCGCAAACGGGCGGCTTGTTTTATGGCGCGGCAAGCGGCGCGGTGAACCTGTACAACCATGTGCTGCAATGGCAGGACGAACTGGCGCAGCTTGCGGGCTTGCCCGCCAGCAGAAAAGTGGACACCGATTGGCTGGACGCGCAACGCGACAACGCCCTGAACGTGGCGCAGCAGTACAAACCGGATCCGGCCAGCACCGGTCTGGCCGGGCAGGTCCTGTTTGATTTGAGCCGCATCATGACGCAAGTGGGCGCGGGCGCGGGGGCAGCGGCGGCCAGCGGCGGCGCAGGCGTGGCAGCATTGACAACCGGCGCGGCCACCACGGGCGCGGCCACGACCTACGGCAAATTCGACGAACTCAAAAAAGCGGGCATCGATGACACCACCGCACTGACGGTTGCCGCCATTGAAGGCATCACCACGGGCGCGGGCGTTGTCGTACCCGCAAGCATTGGCTACAAGACGCTGGCAGGCGCAGGGCTGGCAAAAGGCGCAAAAACCTATCTGGGCGCGAATGTGGCCTATGGTGCGGGAGCCAACATCGGCATGGGCGTAGCCCAACGCGCCCTGTCGCATGACATCCTCAAGCAGAACGGCTACGCGCACATGGCCGCGCACTATGAACCGCTGGAAGCCAGCGCACTGATGGCCGAAGGGGCATTGGGCGCAATCTTCGGCGCGGTAGGGGCAAAGGCCGGATTGGCGTATCGGGCCAGCGCCATCCGCGATGCGGCGCTGGCTGCCACCGACGCCCGCCATGCCGCGCTGCAAACGGCTCCGGGCATCCCCGCCGACCCTGCAACCGCCGCCGCGCACAGCCGCGCCCTGAATGAGGCCATTGAACACCTGCTGGGCGGGCAAGAAGTGAACGTGGCTGGCAGTGGCGTAACCGACGGACAGTTCGTGGCAAGGCCACGCACCGAGGCGGCGGGCATTGACGCCGCAGAGGTGAATGTTGCCGAATCACGCATCCGCGAATTGCTGGCAATCGACGAATCCCCGTTGGTGTTGCAAAACAGGAACCGCGCAAGCGCTGCCAGCATCGCGCAGATGAACGCCATTGCCGCAAATCCCGATTACCTGCGTACCGGCGTCAGTCGCAGCATGGGCGAGGGTGCGCCGGTGGTATTCGGCAATGCCGACGTGCTGCCCGATACCGCCCTCATGGGGCGGGCGGAAACCGTCACCGACGGCACCGGACAACGGGTGGATACGCGCTATGCCGTGGTGGAAGGCAGCGATATTCTGACCAGCAACCTTGCCGACGGCTCGCCGGTAGCCGAATACACCGAAGGGCAAACCGGCCGCTTGCGCACGGCGGCGGGCAATGGCCGCGCGGCCGGTTTGAATGCCGCCTACGAGCGCGGCACCGCTGGGCGCTACCGGGCTGAATTGCTGCTTGACGCGGCCAATCTGGGCATGGATGCCACTGCCATCGACCTCCTGCGCCGCCCCGTTCTGGTGCGCGTGATGAACCAATCGGACGTGCGCCCCGACATTGGGGATGCCAGCAACATCACGGCCAGCGCGGTGCTCTCGCCCGTCGAACAGGCTTCTAATGACGCCCGCCGCGTACAACTGTCTGCGCTGCAATTTGATGAACACGGCCAGCCCACGCCCGCCAGCGTGCGGGCCTTTGTGGCCGCCATGCCCGAAGCCGAGCGCGGCGCTCTCATGAACCCGGACGGCAGCCCCACGCGCCAGGCGGTTGAGCGCATCATGGCAGCGGCTTTCCGCCAGGCTTACGGCCATGAGGAATTGGTACGCCTGTTTGCCCAGGCTTTGGATTCCGAATCACGTACCGTCATGGCCGCGCTGGCCAACGTGGCTGGACGCATGGCAAGCCTTGCGGGCGCGGGGGAATTTGATCTGCGTGCGCTCGTGGCACAGGCTGGCGTCATGGCCGTGAACGCCAGACGCGCAGGGGTGAAATTGTCGGATTTGGTCAAGCAGATTGACCTTGATACCGACCCGCAGGTGTTGGCCATTGCCGAATTCTTCGCCCGCCACATCCGCAGCACCAGGAAAATTACCGAGGGTTTGCGCCAGCTTGCTGAAGCCGCGCAAGCACAAATCGACATCATCGCCAAGAACGCCGCGCAAACCGGCATGTTTGGCGAGCAGCCAACCTTGTCACGCGAGCAGGTATTGCAAACCCTGAACGGCATTGAACCGGAAATGGCAGGCTTGACCGCACAAGCCCGCACTGAATTGATGCAGCGCTTTGCAACCGCAGGGCGCATCAAACCGGCCTTTGATGCCACGCTGGAACGGATTGCCAACGACACCGGCGCAGCGCTGATACCGGCACCGATAAAAGGCGCAGCCCGCGCCGCCACGAAAATCGCCAATGACTACAACGGCAATGCGGCACGCATCAAGGATTTGGTACGCGCTACGCTGGTTGTTGACGATAATGCACAGTTGCAAGCCGTGTTGCAGCACATCGAGCGCCTGGGCTGGCGCATCAAGCGCGATAACCTGTCTGCCGATGGTGCATCCTCACCGACCGGCTACCGTGATGCGCTGGTTGAGGTGGACTTTGAAGGGTTCCCGGCGGAATTGCAAATCAGCACGCCGGAAATGATGGCCGCCAAGGCAAAAGCGCATCCGCTGTATGTGCAGGAAACAGAAATCCGGCGCAAAGCGACAGCAAAAAATCGAGACCTTACGGCGCAAGAAGAAATACAGGTTGCAGAATTAATCCGGCAACAACGTGAAATCTACGAACCGGCTTGGGAAGCAACCAAGGCGCGGAATTCTGCTTCGTTGAGCAATGACCCATTACGGCAGAACGAATCATACGGAAATGGCCGACCACCAGGTACGTCCCAAGCGACTGTGCGCCCACTGACGGTATCCGACACCGGCATATCCTCAACGTCCGCAAACCGCGTGCCTTCGGGGAACGATTCGGGCAATTCAATCACAGGCATAACAGAACCTCCTGACGGCATTATACCGCTGGCCGCGCGTGCGCAGGACGACCTGGAAACCCGCGCCGGTCTGGCGTTGCTGGAGCAGCACCCCGATTTGGCGCAAACGGTTGAGCTTGCCCAAGGGTTGATTATGGACATGCACCAAGCCGATGCAGAAGCCCACGTTATCCTCCCCGACACCCTGTCCGCCGCCGTGCAGTGCGGGTTGAGCAGGCGGTAATGTATGCCCTACTGCCCCGCAGCACGTCCCCAATCGGGCATGCGCAAGGGGTGCATGCTACACTTTTTGCAAACCTTGGAGGCATGCATAATGAGCAGCGCATCAGCCAGACTTTACGAGACCGATTTCTACGGCTGGATACAGCAGCAGGCAGGTGTCCTGCGGGCAGGGAGCTTTGCATCCCTGGACATGGATAACCTGATTGAGGAAATCGAGAGCATGGGCAAAAGCCACAAACGAGCCTTGGAAAGCAGACTTGAAGTGCTGCTGATACACCTGCTCAAGTGGCAGTACCAGCCCAGGCGCAGAACCCCAAGTTGGGAACGTACCATCAAAGAGCAGCGTAACAGATTGGCCGATCACCTGCTGGAAAACCCCAGCCTCAAACCTAAAGTTACAGAAGCGCAGACCAAGGCCTATCGCTACGCCATTCCCGCCGCAAGCGAAGAAACCGGACTTGATGAAACGACCTTTCCCGCTCATTGTCCGTGGACGTTTGAGCAGGTGATGGACAACGATTTCTGGCCGGAAAACTGACCAAATAGCGCGGACCAACAAGAGCATCACTATGTCCTGTTTGCCTATCATTGAACGGATGTTCGGCGGATTGGACACGCCGCTTAAGCGCGTCGGGCTTACGATTTTTGTCAGCGCAACGATTGGCGTTTTGATAATGAGCGCTGCTCAATTCGATAGCTGGTACAGCTTCGAGCGCAATGTTCAGCGTGTTCTTGATTATTGGTGGAAAGCTGCCACATTTTCCCGCAAAGCAAGTTTCTTTTCCTCATTTGTGTTTTATGCGGTAGTGGCAGGGCTGATGCTGTCTACGTTTTACGACAAAACGCTAGGCAAGCTGTATCGATGGATTATTGGAAAATAACCTACCGTCTTCCAAACGCCCGTCCCCAATCGGGATCTCTGATTGACCGCCCGTCCGGGCTGGCAAAATACCGCTGGTTGAATTCGCGCCGCGCCCGCTGCTGCATGCGGCGGGTGTAGCCGGGGCTGGCCAGTTCCTGCAACTGGTTGAAGATGAGCCGGTCGGTCGCCGCCTTGGTGTACCACAGGTTGGCAAACGGGGTTTTGCCTTTGAGCAACTGCACCGCCGCGCCGTTTTTGGCGTCTTTGCCGTCAGCAATCTGCCAGATGTTGCCCAGCGTTGCGCGTGCCAGCGTTTCCATGTCCCCCAGTATTGGCCCGCCCGCAATCGCCGCGATGCTCTGGCCGTATTGCGTGGTGTCGGCAAAGAGGAAATCCCCGTAGATGCCCAGCGCTCCGCCCTTGAGCAGGGCATGCGTCCAGAATTTCTTGTCCGTCATGTCGCGCGGATCACGCCCAGAGGCCACTTCGTTGATTTGCAGCGCAAGGCCACCCAAAACCGTTGTTGTCCCCACCAGCGCGGCGATGTAGGCCGCTTTGCCCACGCCGTCCGCCTGCGCCATTGCCCGCGCACCGTGGCGCATCATCATGGCAATGGGAAAGCTTTTGAATTGTAGGGCGCTGCGCCGCACCTCCCCCCATTTTGTGCCGCGTGGTGAGTTGCCGTACATCCATCCCCGTTCGCGTGCGCCGGGTTCGACCACGGCCATGCTCACCTCGGCATCCACCACCGCCATGAGCTTTGTGGCGGCCTGCTCGCGCAAGCTGGCAATGCTCATGCTGTGTTGCGCGGCCAGCGGGCGCAGGGCGTCATCGGTCAGGGCATGGATGCTGTGGGCGGTGAGCACCGTATCGCCCATGCCTCGCCAGTCTTCGGGCGTTGCCAGTTGCCAGACGGCAAAATCTGCCTCCGTGATGCCGTAGTGTTGCAGGCGCTTTGCCAATCGGGCATCCGCGCCCTTGCCCGCCGCGTGTTGCGCCAGATTGCCGGTGCGCGAGAGGCTGCCGATGGCATCCAGCATGACGCTGCCAAACGCCTGTTGCCCCGCGCCGGTAATGGCGTTCATGCCCGAGAGCTTCATCACGCCTGCGGCCAGCCCTTGCGCGTGGCGGGCGATTGCGCCGGAGACTTGCGCGTCTTGCGCCAGCCCGTCAGTACCCCAGCGGTTCACGCCTGAAATGAATTGCTGCACGCCCAGCCCCGCCCGCAGCGCGGTACGTCGATCCGCCGCATTGGCCGGGTTCAGGCTACGCAACTCGTTCATGAACACCTTTGTGACCGGCAGGCCGTTGTACACCGCCGTCACCGCTTGCGTGCCGATGTCCGAAATGCTGGTAATGGCAGCCGAACCCAGCCGCGAGGCCACGTTCAAGCTGCGGTAGGTGTCGAACGCCTGCGCCACAAACTGGCTGGCGGCGCGTCGCTGCGTGCCGGCCACTTCGTCGAACAGGATTTGGGCGTGGCCGCGCTCAAGCGCGATTTTGGCAGAATCCACCGGATTGCGCTGTTTCATGCGCTGCTCGGCCACGTCCAGCCAGTATTGCATCATGCCCTGCGGATTCGGTCCCAGGGTTTCCACCAGCGCAATATCCCGCGCCATGCGGGAAACATGCCCCAGCAGGGTTTGCAGCATGGGCGCGTCGCCATATTTTTGGCTGTACGCCAGATACGCATCGGCGTCCTTGAAATGCAGTTGACGGTGGGCGCGGTGGGCGTTGGCTTTCATGCCGGTGCCGCGCGGCTGTCCGGGGCGGATTTTGTTCGCGCCGTCCGTCACGATGGAATCCCACGCATGGGAGAGAAATTTGCTCAGTTGCGCGTCATTCATCACCTGCCCGCTGGATTCATCCACGTAGCGGGCGCGGTCTACCATGCCCAGCATGTCCGCTGTCCACGCATCGATGCCCGCCTGGTCGATACGCGCAGCGCTGTGGGTTTGCGGCAGGTGCCAGTTTTCCAGCTTGCCAATGTCCCCACCGGCGCGATTGAAGCGCACGCGCAGCCGTTCAGCCACGTCGTGAAACTGTTTGGCTGCCGCTTTGGCCTCACCGCTTGCCCGCGCGTCTCCGTGCAGCGCCAGCACCAGATCGCGCGTGCCTTCCCTGTTGGTGAACAAGCCCAGCGCACGGCCACCGGTCAGGTCGAACACGTCCAGCAATTGCCCCGTGGCTTCGTTCCTGATGGCGTTGGACAGGTTTTCCACCGATAGCGTGTGGGAAAACCCGTCGCTGTGAAAGGCCAGCATGTGCTTGAGCGTGGTCATTTCATCATGCGGGGACAACATCAGCATGCGGTTCACCGCCTCATGCTTCAGGGCAATCAACGCCACGCGGCGGCGCTTCAACGCGGCGTCTGCTGCCACATTCTGCGCAGCCCGATCAGCGGCGGCGTTCAGCCGGTCAGCCAGCGACCAGCCCGCCCAAGACTGGCGGTTTTCCCCCGCCAACTGGCGCAGCGCCTCAAACAAGCGCCGGTCGATATTGTCCGCCTCGGCGCGGGTCAGCGGGCGTCCCAATACTTTTGAAACTGCTTTTATGCAATCGGGATGCATGATTCTGTCCAGTGTCAGGCCGTATCAGGGCAGCAGAAACCCCGGCGCTTCAGGCCAGACAATCGCATCAGGAAAGCCGCTTTGCTGCGGCACGTCCAGCAAGGCTTGCCGATAGCTGGCAAGCGCCACTTTCTGCGCATCAGAAAAGTCCGCCCAGCGCAAAGGGCTGGCAACAACGGCATCGAGCGCACGCAAGCGCTGGTTGCGCTCAAAGCGCACCTCATCAGCCAGCACCTTTTGCGGGTCGGGCGGCGGCGGGCCATCAAAAGGGGCAATCTCGCCAAAGTCCCCGGCCACGGCGCGGGCGTACAGGCTTTGCCCCAGCGGTTCGGGGTCGCCTGCACTGGCGGTAAACGGTATCGTGCCAAGCTCGGGATGGGCTATCGTCATATCTATGGCGGTGTGCGCATAATCCGCGTACTTGGGGTTGCTGGCGGGAATGGTCATGATTTGTCCTTTTACGGGGTGATACACTGCGGGGAAATTTGTGGAGCAAGTCGGTATGGCAATTACCTTTGATACCCTCGAATACGTCAACGAACTCAAAGCGGCTGACGTACCAGACAAGCAGGCCGAGGCACAGGCCAAGGCCATGCGGCGGGTGCTGGATACGGCCTTGGCCGAGCAGGCCAAAGTGGCGCACGAAGCCGCTGACCGTGCTGCTGCAGAACTGGACACCAAGACCGAACGCGCCGTATTGAAGCTGGAAGGCAAAATAGCCGCGCTGGACAGCAAGCTGGAAAGTGAACTGTCGCTGCTACACAAAGAAATAGCCCTTGCCCGCCGCGATACCATCATCTGGCTGGGCGGCGTGTTGGTCGTAGGCTTCGGGCTGGTGCTGCGGTATCTGCCCAAGCTGCCGATGTAAGGGGAGCCACCCGTCATGGCCATTACCTTCGATACCCTGAAATTCGTTGAGACCCTTGAAGAAGCAGGCGTAGAGCGCAAGCAGGCTTCGGCCATCGCCGCTGCCGTGCGCGATTCGCACGATGCGACAGACGTTGTGACCAAAGGCGACTTGCGCCACGAAATCGCTTTGGTGCGCAAAGACATGGAGGCGATGGAAAGTCGCATGGTCATCAAACTTGGTGGCATGATGGTGGTGTTGTTTGGTCTGGCTGCGGCATTGAAACTCTGGTAGCGGTGCGCCCGCATCAGGCGATGCGCAGGAACAGCGAGGTCATATCGTAACTACCGGTTTTGTAGGACGCATCCCCCATACACCGCCATGTGCCGGGTAAGGAAGTCTCGGGGTAGGTCATATGAATCAGATAGGTTGTTCCGTTTGCCATACGCTTGAGATGCATCCTGTATAGATTACTACCTTGAACGCTACTGCCTGTTAGAATCTCTAGGTCATTTTTTGGTGTGCTTATCGCCCAGCACCCCACCCCCAGCGCGGCGGGCAGGTTGCCACTCGTCACCGAATCCGGCACGCCGCTTAACCGGCTCCACGGCAGTTGCCCCACGGTTTCAGTGTGGATGTTCGGCCCCCAATTGCCGGGCTTGGCGGTTACCAAGGTATACCCCAATGCAAGATTGCTGTTGCCGGTGCCTGCGCCGATGGCTGCGCGGGCGGCGGCTGCATTGGCGGCTTCGAGTACCGCCTTGCCGGTGGTGCTGACGCCCGTGATGTCGTTTGATGCGTGCGTATGGCTGGCATTGGCGTAGGTGCCACTGTGGGTGTGGCTCTTGTCAGACCACCAGCCGTCCCCCAGCGATTTAATCTTTTCGCGCAGCATCTGGAAAGTGACGCGGCGCGAGTTGCCCGCGTCGTTGACCTCGAACTGCTGGGCGTCCTGTACGCTGCCTGCTTGCGGCAGGTCGGATATTTTCATGTCGGCCATCAGTATTCTCCTTGCAAAAATTATTTGTTGGAAACGACGTTGCGCCAGCCGCCCTGCCAGTGGACGCTGATGCCTTGGGGCAGTTGCCAGTTGCCATGTTTTGCAGCGGGCTTCAGGACATACCACAGCCCGCCTTTGTGGTGGAAAGTCTTGAAGGGCGGGTACACGACAACGATATTTCCCCAGCCAAAACTTTCCTCGATCAGACGCCGGTTTGCGCCTTGCGTCACGCGCGGGCTGCCGTCCTCAAGAATGCGGTAGCTGCCGGTCTCGTTGCGTCCGAACTGTACGCTTGGGGCACTGGTCAGGTGGGTGCTCACGCGCACGGTTTTGCGCAAAAAGAGGTCTGTCACCGTTGCGCTGGCGCTCATGTCCACCGATACGCTGCGCTGGCGCAGCAAGGGCGCGTCTTGCCCTGCTGCCAAATGGGTATCGGTCGCCAGCGTCGCGCCCAGACGGGCCTGTTTGATGACGGCAAATTCCACCGCGCCGCCGGTCAAGAGCGCCGCATCCAATGTGCGCTGGCGCGTCACCTGCAAATCCATGTCCGGCGCGGTGCCCATGCCTGCACACATCGTGCGCGTGCGCCCGATACCGTGCCAAGCCTGCGTGGCAACAAGCAGGTTTGCCCCGATGCCGCGCCGCGCCTGCCAGCCACTGCTGCTGGCCGTGCCTGCCGTGCTCATGGCAGCACCGAGGGTGGTTTTGCCGCGCAGGGTGACGCTGGCCGATGGACCAGCCTGCATGGTTGTCCCGATAGAGCGCCTGCGTTGGAACTGCACCGTCCCCATGACCGGGGCTGCCGTCATGCCTGCGCCCATCATCACGGCGCGTTCGGTAATGCGCCGCTGCCCGCCTTGCGTTACGCGCGGGCTGATGCTGCCCGCTTGTGTGATGCGGATGCCGTCAGCCATGCATCCCCCTTGCGGGCGGGTGTACACTGACGGCAACCTTTGGAGCCAAACGCATGCCTACCCTTGTTGCCTCCCCATTCGCTTTCAACCCGCTCAAATTTGCCAACAAGCTCAAAGATGCGGGCATCCCCGACAAACAGGCTGAAGCCGAGGCAGACGCCTTGCATGAGGCATTGGCCCAGCAGTCGCAGGCAGTGTCCGCACTGGAAAACCGTGTGCTGGAATTGAGAGGCCAGGCCAAACACGACGCAGCGCAGGCGGCTACCAAAGGCGATATGGGCGAGGTGCGTACAGACATGGCAGCCCTGCGCAAAGAGATGGCAAGCAAGGACGATTTGCGCAAAGAAATTGCCCTTGCTCGCCGCGACATCATCATCTGGCTGGGCGGCGTGCTGGTGGTGGGCTTCGGGCTGATACTGCGGATGCTGTCCAAACTGCCCGTGTAACGACCCCTGAAAGCGGCGTGTGCCATGTGCTCAATTGACGGCAATCGTTACCGCGCCGCTTTGCACCACCAGCGTATCGCCGTTTTCTATCAATTTGGGGCCGGGGACTGCCGCGCCCTGCCAAAGCAGGTTGCCACCAGAAGCCGCATCAAACAACCCCAGGTGGGTAATGTTGCCCCAATTGCCGCCACTGGCGGTAAAGTTGGCGGTACTGGTGTTGCTGGTGCCGCGATTGGAGCCGTTGGAAAACGTCATGGTTTGCCGCGCGTAGCCGTTGCCCGAGACTTCCGAAGACGCGCTGGTGTACAGCGCGGCGTAGATGCTTGATGGGCGGGCGACCGAGTTGCCGGTCATCAGCCACGTCAACAGCCGGTTTGCGCCGTGGGTGGAAAGGTCTGCCATGATGCACTGCTCCTGTGATTAGATAACCTGAAACCAGATGTCCCCGTCCTTGCCACCGGACGGGGCTTGGGTGGAGACGGTGAATTTGCCGTTGATGTCTTCCCATCGGGCTTGCGCCTGTTGCGCCGCGCTGGTGGCGCTCGCTGCGCTGTTTGCGGCGGACGCCTCGCTGGCTGCCGCGCCCGCAGCCGCATTCACGGCGTCGGTGGCGGCTTCAAAAAAGTCTTCCACAAATTGCGCTGGCGTGCGCGGATCGGACACCGGCAGCACCACGGCGCGGGCAAGCGTTTCCTCATGCTGCTGGGCAATCATGGTCAGTTTGTCCAGCGCGTTTTCGTGCGCCACTTCGGGGAAGGGGTCGTTTTTGGGGTAGTGCGTCTCTTGCGTGATCGGCACCTGGCGCAGGATGACCAGTTTGCCCCCTGCGGCCAGCGGCGGGGCGATGGTCACGGCCCCGCCCGATGCGGTGCCTGCCCCGGTGACGGTGTACGCATTGGGGGCAAGTTCTGTCTGCCCCCCGCCTTGCACGTGAATCACCCGCAAATGGCTGGCCGCAAGAAAGCGAAACGGCACCGCAAAGGCGGTCGTTACGCCGTCGGTCCGGTAGGCGATGCGGGCAAGTTCGCTGGCAATGGTCATGAAGTTCCCCTTACCACCAGCGCACCGCCCAGATCAACGCCGCCAGCGCGGCGATGATCGCGGCCACCGCATACAGTTTTTCGACAAGACCGGCATCGGTTTGGCTCATTTTTCCGCTCACATTGACAGCATGTTTTGGGATATACTTCACGTCAGACTGCTCCTATGTGCGAGATAGGGGCAGGTTCAGAATGCCCCGCACTGCTGCAAACAGTCGGGGCTTTCGCTTTTATGGTGCTACCACCAGCGCACCGCAGCAACCAGCGCCGCCAGGCCGAATAACCACCCGATGGCAACGAGCAAAACAAAACGCCAGGCAGATAATTTTTCGGATGCTTCCATAAGTTGCACCAATGATTTAAAATCAAACACAGCTTCATCCCTTGGTTGATTCAAGGTGTGGATCCAGAATGCCCCGACAGATTGCCGTCTGCGGGGCTTTCGCTTTTTTGTGGCTACACCACTGCCGGATACGCCCGCCAGGCGGCGGGCGGCTCGCCCGAGAGCCACGCGCTGAAGGTGCCGGGATTATCAAAGCGCAGGCGCAAGAATCGCTTGTTGCTGTAGGCAAAGCCCAGCACAAAGCGCATGCCTGCCTTTGTTCCGGTGGGCAGGGTGATTGAACCGATAGTGTCCGCGCCGGTAAAGGTTTCGGCGTCTGCCGTTTGTACCGTCACCACGACCGTGGCCGATACATCGGCTCCTGCCTGCACCACCACAAAGAGCGGCGTGCCCGGACCAATCTGGCGGGCTTGTGCGTCCAGCGTGTGGGTGCTGACCGTGCCGCTGCCGGTGGTAACTTGTCTGTCGGAAAATTCCAGTCTTGAATCGATGAACATGTTCTTGCTCCTATGAGGGGGGGTCAGGGTCAGGCCACGGCGGCTTCGGTATTGAGCAGCACGTCCAGCCGCTGTACGGGAATGTCGTCGAAGGTCATCACGCGTTTGCCCGCTACGGTCTCCCAGGTCAGGTTGCTGCTGGTGCGCTCAAGAATGCCAAGGCGCAGGTTTTCGCGGATGGTGCGGTTCACGTACCAGCTTGCGCGGCCTTGTCCCAGATGCGGGATGCGCTCGCTTGCGATGATCATGTGGCGGATCAGCGCCATGCTGGCATCCTTGGCCGTGGCAGGGTTGGAGAGCGCGGGAACGTTGATGTTGGCAATGCGCACGGCAAAACGCCAGTCGCGCACCACCAGCCCTGCGCTCCATTTGTAATGGCTGCGGTAGGCTTCCATCAGCCCGCCGCTTGCGGCGGGGACCGTTTCCTGCCCCTTGTCTTCGTGCTCAAGGCCGGATTTCTGCCCCTTGGGGTAGATGCCGTGCAGCGTGTTCGGGCCCCAGACCACCAGCCAGATGCTGGTGTTGTCTGCCCCTGTGCCGCCCGCGTTGATGATGTTCTGACCAGAGGGAACGGCCAAGTCGTTGTACCGCGCAGCCAGGCCGGTAAATTTGGCCGGGTCGGTGCCTTCGTTGCCGTAGATGATGGTGCGGGCCATTTCCTGATTCATGCCCTCGATGTGGGCGCGTTCTTCAGAGAGCCGGAACGCGCCCTTGTTGCCGTTCAGGTCGGCAATGGCTTTGTCCACTTCGGCATAGGCTTCCATCGTGCCGATGGTGTCCACCACTTGCGCGGTTTCGGATTTGGTGGGCTGTACGCCCTGGTAGGCTTTTCGCCAGGTCGGATGCGGCAGCCCCACGCGGATGACCGACATATGGCCCATCGCCTGATTGGCCTCGATGAGCGTCATGTCGCCAACTATCGGGTTGGTCTGGTTGAGCATTTCGGCAATGACGGCCATTTTGCCGCTGGGGTCAGTGCGCTTGACCACGTCCAGCATGGTCGGGTTCTCGATGGAATGCGTAGGCATGATGGGGGTTCCTTATGAAGGCGCGGGTAAAAACAGCCTCCATGCTGCCCCTTGTGAACCGCAGAGTTGTGCGTTTTTTCAGTTCCCTGCCCGCCCGCCAAAAAAACGCACAACTCTGCGGTTCGTGGCTGGCATGCTGGCGGACATTGTGTGTGTTGCCAAGGATGAGCCAGCCATGAGCGGTGTGTTTTCCAAACCCAAAATGCCCAAAATCCCCGATCCGCCCGCCCCCCCTGCCCCGCCTGCGATGACTGACGCGGTAATGGCTGCGGACAATGAAGCGGCACGCCTGCGCAAAAAACGCGGCACGGCCAGCACGGTGCTGGCAGGCGACACGGCTGCCGGTGCAGGCTCGATTGCCAAGAAAACCCTGCTCGGTTCGTAGTCGGACATGCGCAACGAACACGTAGACCTGGTGCGCGAAATCATCGCTGAACACGCGATG